GGTGCCTGCCACTCAGCCGCGTTCACCGTCAGCCCGTTGTCATTCGGCCCAACGTAGGAGCGCCAATTAACGTCTGCCGTCCCGCTCATTCGACCTTCGTTTCCTTTGGCTTTAAAGCCTCGGCAATGGCTTCCGCGCACTTGCGTAGCAAATCGTGATCGTCGGCCTTTAACGGGGCAAGGCGGGCGGCTGCGTAGAGGTTCTGGAGTGCTTCGTTGGTGGTCATGTTATTTGGATTCTAAAGCGGCAAGGCGGGCGCGGACGGACTTGAGTTCTGCGACAAGAATCGGAATGAGTGCTGAGTCGCTGCGCTGCCATTGTTTCGTGATAGTTTCGGAGTCTTCGTCGCCAACGCTCACCGCGCCAATGTGGGCGAAGATTGGATCGGCGGCGTGTTGTTCTTGAGCAACAAACCCAACGACGTTTTTGCCGTTCTCGTCGCTGTTCTTCCAGTCAAAAACGCGAGGTTTGAGACTGTCGATTAGACGGCCCGAATCCGTGAAGTCGCGGAGGTTTTCTTTGAGGCGACCGTCCGAGGTGGTGTTGTAAGCAACTGCGTTGGTCGTGGTGACGCGAGAAATGCTACCAATTACTGAGCCGCTTCCGTTGCGCCATGCCGCGAATACCGCGCTGCTCGTGTCTGAGCTGTCGGAAATGTCGATGCCGCTTTTCACTGCAAGCGTGCTGCCTGCGCGGAACCATGCCGAGCCGGTCGCGCCGACTGCGCCCGACACGACTTGAGCGGTGGCACTCGCGTCTCCGGTCACGGCGAGGCCGGTGGAGGAGAAGTTGTGCCCTAATCCGCCCGCAAAAACGTCAATCTGATTAGCCTTCGTCGCATGAGTTGGCCCGTAAATAGTTATCCCTGACGCTCCCGTTGAATTATAAATAGACGACGAACCAGTTGTTGTGCCGCCGAGGATATTTGAGTTGGTGGCACTGAGGGTCAGGTTTCCCGTCGCCGACAACGCCCCAGTCACGGCTAGGCCGGTGGAGGATAGCCGAGCAACCTCAGTTGTTCCCGATGAATAAAATACAAGGTCATTGCTCGCGGATGGCGTCTCAATCTTGAATCGGTTGTTGGAGTTGGTTCGGAACTGCAAGCCAACCGAAGAGATGCCGGGAGACTCAAGAGTGGTTACGCCGTTGCTTGAGTTAGTCGAAAGCGTCGTAAACGCGCCCGTGCTCGGCGTCGTGGCTCCCACCGTGCCGTTATGCGCCCCGTTCGTGTTAATCGACGCCGTGCCCGTCAAGTTTGTCACCGTGCCGCTTGTCGGAGTGCCCAGTGCACCATTGAACAGAACCGGTGCACCCGCGCTGCCAGTATTGACCGCCAGTGCCGTTGCAATGCCCGTGCCGAGACCAGACACGCCCGTGCTGATGGGCAGGCCCGTGCAGCTTGTCAGGGTGCCGCTGGCTGGTGTGCCCAATGCGCCGCCGCTCACCAATAGCGTCGAGCTTGCGGGAATAGTCGTACCGTTGAGCGTCGTCGTGCTGCTGCTGCCAAGCGTGGTGAACGACCCTGCTGCTGGAGTAGTGACGCCAATTGCCCCTTGTAAACCCGTGCTGGTGACAGAGGCTTTTTCTACGCCGCTAATTTTTAACGAATGGCTACTAGCGTCAAAGACGGCAGGACGAAAGGTTGTTTGAGCATTATCGAAAAACACCAAAGCCGCGCCACTACCCGAAGCTTGACCAGAAATACCTACACGGTCGCCGCTAGTTAGTTGACCCACAACCGCTTGATAGCCGCTATTGCTTAGTGCTGTAACAGATGTAAACGCACCCGTGGAAGGCGTTGTTGCTCCTACGGTTCCATTAACATTAAAAGCTGCCGCCGTTCCCGTAATGTTCGTTCCCACCAAAGCTGAAGGTGTGCCCAGCGCGGGAGTGACCAGCGTGGGGGAGTTGGCGAACACTAAAGCACCACTTCCCGTTTCGTCGCTAATTACACCGGCAAGTTCTGCCGAAGTTGTGGCTGCTAAAGCCGAAAGTTTGTCTGTCGTTACCACCAAGGTCTTGGAGGCTGGAACGGTGGTGCCGTTAAGCGTGGTGGTGCTAGAGGACGAAAGACTCGTAAAAGCCCCAGTAGATGGGTTTGCTGCCCCAACAGCCGTGTTTGTAATGCCAACAGCGGAATAGTCGGTGCTAACCCCAACAACGGCTCCTGTGCGCCCGAACACGCTAGAAACAGCGTCCGTCAAATCTACCTTCTCCCAAGCTGTGCCGTTGCTGATAATCCAGTCGCCCACTGCAAAGCTAATGCTAAACTGCGTTCCAGCCGCACTCACTACATAGTAATCACCCTTAGACAGAGCGTCGGGAGGATTTACCAATCCGGGGGTGTTAGTAGCCGCGTTCCACGTCCCTTTGTAATTAACCTGACCAGCGGTTAATAGGGGCGGTGAGTAATTTACAATTTGGTCAAAAAGTCCGGACATAATTAAAGATAGTTGAGTTCGCTAATCGTAAAAACGCCAGCACCACTAATCGCAATTACCTTGGTAGATTCAGCCCATTTACGGCTCCAAATACCACTATTGCCATCCTTAATGATATGGCCATTTGAGGTGGTTGGGGCACTACCATCAATGGACATACGCATATCGGCACCAGCCAACGTCCAATAGACATGGGTTGTATCTACATTAAGAACAGGGGATTCGATGAAGTCTTTTGCGGTGGAAGTTACTGTTAAATTGCGACGAAGAACATTCTGCACAGGAATTACCTGCATCGGACCATTAACTACTTTTGCGTTTGCCATGTTAGTTGGTGAATTGACTGATGGTTACTACTGCTGAGTTTCCAGTGCTTCTAATAAGCTTGGCGGAAAGAACCGCATCTTTGCTCCAGAAAGCATACCAATCTGCTGGTAGGATATGGCCGTTAGAAGCCGTAGGCGTGCTGCCATCAAACGTAACAACAACCGGGTGACCATGCACCGTTACAAAGAACGAGTTGGTCTTGTAGTCAAAATTGGTTGAATCAAATTGAACTGCCGTTGCCCCTACTGTAAGATTTTGGCTGGGAGCCGTGCCGTTAGGTTTGGGATAGAGATTTACTACGAAGCTATTCATCGGCGGAAGGAGCGGGAATTATGGGTTGAGATGCGGTGGCCTATCATACCAGTGGCACGAGAAACGTCAGTCTTTTGTAATTGATCGTCAAGGATGCCTTTGGCAATGTTTTCTTCTAAAACGGCTTTTTCATTTTGGCCATCTTGCCGTAGGAAATCGGCAAAGGTAGCATGAGCAAGATAATTGAACCACTCGCCGGGAATGTTATTGCTGGCAGTAGTGTATTGGTCGTCAGCCACCTTCTTGTATGTGACGTAGGTGTTAGTAGATGGGGCGGTGTCGCCTACCAAATTGGCACCCTCAAACGTGACGTAATACTCCAGCTCTGGGGCTGAATAGAGATAGAACGGCTGATAGGTCTTATGAATGCGAAGGAACGTATCAATCGTGTTCTTGCCCGCTTGGGTAAATGGGACAATGTTGGTGCTAAGGGAGGCGGTGCCTGTGCCGGTTCCCGTGCCGGTAGCCGTGAACACTCGACCCACCGTATTAGACGAAGCCCCAATAGCCACAAAGTTGGTGGTGCCCACCGTAAGAATGGTGTAGGTGTTACCCGCTTCAATGGCGTTAGCAGCAACCGTTGGCGTGCTCAATGTGCGTTTCTCGCCTACTACTAGGTAGCGCGGCCAATAGTCGGTGGCTTCGTATGCAAAATTTGCCCTACGATTCACCAAGCTATTTATGAATGAAAGCTCCGTGTCCGTAAAATCACTTACGCCAGCCAAAGCCTTTATCCTGAGCAACAAGTCGCTATATGTGCCGTCGGCCATTAGATTTTATTGGGACTGAGATGGGGGAAACGCTTTTGGAAGTCTTTAATGAAACCGCGATCACGCATAGCTTCTGCGCCATACTTGTTTCTCATGTTAAACCACTCCCATGCTGGAGTTACGGCAACACAACGTAAACTTTTAAACCCTTGGCCTTCTGCTTTAGCCTTCTTTACCTTTTCAGCGTGCTTAGCGCAAATGCTTTCACGCTCATTTTCCCACGCTTCTTTTAGTTTCACCCCGTATCGGAGTTCGTTGAACAACGCACGGTTGGCTTCACTATTTGAGCTTCGTGGTAATTGGGTGATGATGTCCATAAAAAAGGCTTGCATGGATAATACCATACAAGCCTTGAAGCTACTCTAACTATTTATTACGAGACAACCGTAATCTTGCCGTGAGCCAATGGCGAATAAACCTGAAGCGTGAGGGCCGCGTCAATGAAGCCGCGTTCGCCACCGCCCTGATTTGGAAGCCGGGTGCTACCGATGCTCATCAGTTCAGCAACGCCAACGTAGTCGGGGTTGATAAGATAGCCGGTCGTAGCCGAAGGCATACAAGCAGGGTTGCCGTTGATGATGGTGATGATACCAAAATCGCTATCGTAGGTGTTCACCGAAAGGGTGATCTCCTTGTCGGTAGCCATTTGGTTGACGTGGAACACGTTCTCGTTGGTGTTGCCGTCAGAACGGGCAAAGCCAGAGATGGTGCGACGAAGGGTCGTGCCAGCAACGAGCGTGAGGGCATCAACCGTTCCCGTTTTCTCGAAGATCGAGGCAACAAGACCGTTGAAAGCCGATTCCGTGAGGGTGCCGGTGCTATGGATGGAGGCCGCTGGGGTGCGATAGGCTGCTGGAACGTCTGCTGGACCACCAGATGCAAGCCAATTGCCAAGACCACGCAGAGCGTAAGCCGTGGTGCTGCCGTCTTCCACTGCACGATCTTGAGTACCAGCAACGGTGGCCTCAATGTCGCGCTTCATCTCGCGGATGGCTTTTGCCTCTGCTTCAGCAATTTTAGCTGGGCCAACCGACTCAACAGCGTCCTGAAGTTGGGACACCATGTAGTTCTTTTGGAACAACTGAATGTAATTACCGAGACGGGCGCGGCCAGAGAATTTGTCCACGAAGGACGAAATATCCTGACCCTCGCGCACGCCAGCGGTAACTGGGGCGGCAAGAGTGTCCACAGTCCACTCATTGTAGGTGGCGGTGGCTTTGCTCTTTTTGGCAAGGGAAGTAATTGGCGTCTCCTCGGGGGCGAGGATCGTCAGAACGTCGGTGAGGTCTTCGCGGTTAGAAACAGCGGAGCCGGGATTGGTGGTCGAATAGGTATTTGAAAAGGCCATGATAATTAAATTTTAGAATGTTGAAGAGCACGAAGTTTTGTGAAGTCCTTATAACTAGACGATTTTCCAAATCGTTCTCCAAGGTCTTTCAAAGCCTTGCTCTGACGAGCTTCTGGCTTCAAGGATTCGGCGGACTGGTTAATAATTGGGCTGTTCGGTGACAGTTTAACGGATGGTTTAGTATCCACCGACCGCCGAGCATACAAACTATTAGCCGCATGAGCCAAGAGATACGGGATTTGTGGAGCCAAATCAGGCAGGGATTTCTCCAAGCCCTTCAGACGCTCATCACTCATCATTGCCTCGTATTGCTTACGGATGTCGTTGTCCTCGCCTTGCATCCAAGGTAGTTCCGCTTTGGAACGATCAACTAGGACTTGGCGCAAGACTGTGCGATCTTGGGCCAGTTTAATTTCCTTATGTTGTGCCGGAAGGTAGGTATCCCGCGCTTTGCGGGCTTTCCTTGCGGCATCCTTTACGTCGCGTTTCGTGTATTCCTTGCCATTGACGTTAGCTACAACGTCATCACCAGCAAGGTCTTCACTCTTATCAAGAAGGTCTTCAGCCCAATCAATCACCTCGTTTACCTCTGTGAACTTTGTTTGTAATTCTTCAGGGGTGGAAACGGTGGCGTATGGGTTGTTTTCCACTTTAGCTTCTAGTGGACCTTCTTCACGACGAGCGATTTCAGCTTGGAGCTGTGCCAACTGCTCTTCAGCAATACGTCGCTTGGCGGTGAGTTCACCGAACCTTGCGACAGCTTTGCTGCCGAGTTTTGACGCAAGCTCTTTAAGCTCCGCTTCACTCATGTTTTCCATCTCAACGTCCTTAGAAAGAACTTTTGCTTCCTCTTGAGCGTTCGACTGCGTAACCTCCTGCTCAGGCTCTTTTGGCTGTTCAGTGGGTTCCGTAGCTTCTGGCTCAGGAATTGGCTTCTCCTCAACTGGGGGTGGCGGGGGCGATTTTTGCGCCTTAGCAGCCTCCATTTGGGCTTTATACCTCTGAGCAACAAAGTTGCTCGGCGATATGTTGGAAATCACTGGTTTTTGGGCGGCTCCAGCGTTAGCCGTTTGGACTTCAGTAGGCATTGTTGTTTCTTAGCCTTTACGCCGCTAAGGGTTGCGAACCCTCATTCTAACACCCCGCAGAAATTCTACTGTCTCTTTACTCGTTTAGCAGAAAGCACCAAGTAGTTACAGGTAGAAAGAATCTCATCCAAAGCTTGAATGCGCCCACTAATTTCACGGATGCGTCCCTCGTTGGCGCGGTGAAGTTGGGCAATGGCGGCTTCGCGCCCTGCGGCTACATAGTCTAGGAAGTCTAAGAACTGTTCCTTCTCGGAAAGGTAGTCGAGTTGCTGTTGTAGAGGATGGCGGGAGGTTCCGAATAACTTCATAGAGTTTGCATACCCTGAGTGTTCATTTCTCCCATTTGAGCGGGAGCCGTGCCTAGTTTACCGATTTGAGCGTTCTGCATCTGCTGTAAAGCAAACTGATATTGGTTGGCATACTTCTCAAGTCTTGCCCTAAATGACTCATCTTGCTGCAAGCGTTGGGCAACGTCGGGCTGTTGAGTGTATTGCTGGAGCACTTGCATTGCAATTTGCGCCCCGTTAGGACGTGCGCCCACTTCAATGCCAGCGTAAATCTTGGACAAGTCTTCCGTTACCATTTTAACCACTTGCTCTTGAGCTTGCTCGGCTGGTTGAAGGATAGCGTCTGCCATCACTGGGTCAATGGCTGCGGCCATAGATTCCAAGAGAGCATCCGAATTGATGCGCCCATTCTTGTCCAACTGAAGCAAACTAACAAACTGCTGCATTCGCGCTTCCTGCGTGTCTGGGTCGTTGTTTAGGATGTCAAAGCTCACTGTAACATCAAAGTCCTCGTCTGGGTTGCCCTTGTTGAACCTCATAGGATCAGCCACTCCCGTTACGCGGAAGAACACTTCATCTGGGCCAAATCGTTGATAGCATTTGAACGCCATCTTCAGAACGTCACGAGCGTGATTGAGGAACTTAGAAACAAAGAACTGTTGGCGGATGGACGTGAGCGGGTTGTTGGGGTTGAGACCAACCAAGTCGTCTGCCGCGACAAGCATCGTTCTCTCCATCTCCACACTGCCGGGGTTGTATTGCGGCACAGGGCCAAAAGAAAATTCTCCTGCTCGACGATAGGGAACATACCGACCCGGACCCCAATCAGCGGGTGGATTACCCACGGGGTGCATGATGGGCGGCAGGGTAGCCAAGCTGTTCCGGTCCGTCCTACTGTCCCGCTCAGTCTTTACGCTGTCCTGATAGCCGCGAAGCAACTCAGGGAACGTCTGGATGTCATACATCCGCTTAGAGTCGTTGCTGAGACGGGTAACAACAAATGGATAATCATTGTATCCGTTCAGCAATTCAAATTTTGCGTAGGCTTGCACATCAGCTTCCCCGGTAAACTTGGGGTGCATGATGGTGCGGTAGATACCCTCGCTGCCGTCCTCTGGGTCAATGAGCCGCTGGAACGCATAGACGATTTCAATGAGTTCGTCGGCGTTATACTGCTGGCGATATTTGGACAGACCAGTGGAGCGCGTGGCATAGACGCTTTCCATGTTGTAGGTGTTCACCCCACGGAAGTGAGACACCACATACTCCGCCCAATCCTCATCCCAGCCGTCAGACGTTACACAGGAAAGAACTTCTTGGACTGTGAGGAAGGTGCGATAGAATACAAACGGGGCGCGTTGTGGGTCCAAACAATAGGACGGGAAGAACACATCTCCATCAGGGGCGCAGGCTTGAATGTAGGGCCGGTCAATGCTCAGACGGCTAATAGGAAGCTCGCTCACTCCCTTCTTTCGTAGCTCTACCAAGGCTTTCTTAGCGCGGCTATCCACTACGTCGGGATACACCGTGCGAAGCATATCAATGACTTCCTTGTCGTTCTTGCCCTCAAT